TGGAAGACTGTGAGATCATCTCATTGTCTACATAGGTGCATAGAACACCAAAGAATTGTTCTAGTGGGTTGATAACAACTTTCCCATTCAAAGTCATGACGTAGATTTCACGCCCCCCTCTATACTGGACTTTGTCAACCACATGAAAAACTATTTCAAAATTGTCCTCATCTTCTATCAGTTCTTCAATTTTATCATACATAGTCCTGTTCAGATCCCAGAATTTCCTATTTTTCTTTGCGGTAGGCTCATCTGACTCAAGCAACCTTCTTAATTCTTCAATGTTGTATTCTTTATTTTCCATTATTTCAGACACCACAACTTCAGCACTCTTTTTCCCAAAGAAATTTTTATTTGGCATTTTGCTTTTCTTCAGTTCCTTTCCCCTTAAACCTGACTCATTCATTATGCTTGTCCATGGTTTGTTCATAATGTTGACCCAGGCATTATGAATCTGAGGTAAGCAATCTTTTGCTCTGAAATAATCAGAGGCAAATGTTCCTAATTCAAAATTATAGTTCTGATCCGTATAAAAATCGTTGTTGAAAACATCAACACCAGACTTGTTACACATGAAAGATTCTTCTAGGCTGGTGTAGTTGAGCTTAGTAACGAACTCTTTGTGAGTCTCCATCATTTTCTTTAGATTCCTTGCCTGCTCAAGATGCTGTGTGTAAGGTGCTTTGGTCATCAAATTAGTGCAGTACAGAAAGAAGGTGAATGTGTTAAGGTTCTCTATTTTGCAGAAGGCAAAGAAGTTGTCAACAGTTTTAGATTCACTTGACTTCTCTTCAATGGACTTTACAAAGCCCATTACATCAGTGGAGTATGTGTAATATTTCTCTTTGATGGCCATCAATATGTGAAGTTGAATTGCATCTTGTGGGACACATGCAAAGGATGGCAGCAGCTTATCAATTGCGCTATATTTACCTAACGGGTTCACTAGTAGGTACCGCATGTTTCCTAGCATCTCTTCAGTACTACGCCTGTTATTAATAGCAAGCAAGACAGGAAAAAGGTAATTATTAAACAACTGCTTTCTTTTGGATGCGGTGACCCTAGCAAGTCCGTTAGTAAGAAATGATAGACACTGAGAAAAAAAGCTGCTCTTGTCAGCCAGAACTGACTCATGCAATACTGACCAACCATATTCAATATATACAACATTGTCGATAGTGTAGAATTTTGTTGTTTGGCTAAAGAGTTGTGTATATTGCATAAAAAATGCAGGAACAGGATGGATAAGTTTGTAGATCCTAGATTGCTTTGTTGCGAAAACCTTCTGGCCACCCTTAACAACCAGGAGACAGTTGCCCCACCCGAGATTGCTTACGGAAAACTCATGTGTGTCACATTTGTTCTGGGAGTAAAACAGTAGCTGGTCAGTAAACTCTTGGATGAATCTTGCTATACTAAGCACATTTCTTCCATTCAATTCTTCACATACCTCACGGTGCTCCTTAAGCATGAATCTTTTTATATAATTCATTGAATCTGTGTCCT